GCCGCGCGGGGTCCTGGCCGAGGTAGAAAGCCGCCTCGGCGGCCAGCGCGGCGCCAACCACCCAGCTCGGGCTCGGGCTCGCCTTGAGCGGCATCTGGTGCGAAAACTGGCTGTTGAGCAGCAGGCCCTGGGCCAGGCTCGCGGAGAGGTCGCCGGAGAATCCGCAGAACAGGCCGCCCTCGAGCTCGCGGGTGGGGCCCCAGCGGTCGAGCAGCTCGGCCGTCACGTAGCCCACGTTGGTGGCGTCGTTGGCGCCGGTTGCGATGATGTCGAACTGGGTGGACGGCATCAGGCCGAACACGGCCAAGGTGGAGTAGGAAACCACGCCAGTGCCTGGGGTGGTCACCGCAAAAACCAGGGTGCTGCCGGTAGGCAGGGCCTCGTTGGCGCCATAGCTGTGGCGCAGGTCCATTTCCACGCCCAGCGTGCCCTTGTTGCGCGCGGTGAGAGTCACGGTGGACGCCAACACCGTGGCGGTCCACGGCACGGTGGGGTCCAGGGCAATCGCGGCGTTGATGTTGGTGGCGGTCACCGTGGTGGCCTCGCCGGCGGCCACGGAAATGGCGAACCGGTGGCCGGCGATGTAGAGGGCAATCTGTCCGGCCGCGGTCGGCGCACCGCCCACCACAATGGTGCGCACCTCGGCCACGCTGCCGCCGGTGTCGGAAACCGGGATGGCCCAAAGCTCGGTGCCGTTGTTGTTGGCGAACCAGGCCGCGCACATTTCCTGCAGCTGGCTGCCTGCGCCGAAATAGGTCTGGGCCTGCGCTGCGCTGGTCACTCGGGTGAGGGTCAGCGCGGCGATGGTGCCGGCGGTGATGCGCTGGCCGATCAGGAGCGCGCGCAGCGGCTTGAGGGCCTGCACGTTGCCACTGGTCGAGGGCACGATTTCCGAGTAGGCGAGGGGCCCGCGGGTGGTGTTGGGCAGCAGGTCGAAGGTCACCATTGGGTCAGCTCTTGCGCGGCGCGCGGGCGCGCTCGGTTTGGGTTTCGGTGTTGCTCGAGCTCGCTGGCGGCGCGGGCTCGGTGAGGTTGTCGAAGTCCGCGGTTACGTCGCCGTCGAGGTATCGGCACTGCCAGTAGGCCGTCCACTCGAGCACCTGGCCGCCAGGCGCCAGCTGCTGCTTGGTTTCTAGCACCATCACGGTGCGGCCTGGCACTGGCGTTAGGCGGGCTCTCATGCGTTGAAAGTATCACCAGCGCATGGGCGCGGCGAGGGTCACGAAACCGCCAGGCTCAGGGCGTTGCTCAGGCCGCCAGCGGGCGCTGGAGAAAAAACGGCGATGGCCTTTGGGCCGGCTGCGGCGATGTCGCCGGCGAGCACCGCGGCCACCAGTTGGGTGGGCGAATGGTAGGTGGTGGCGCGGTCGGCGCCGGCCACGCGCACCACGCTGGTGGGCACGAAACCGGTGCCGGTGACATAGAGCAGAAAATCGCCTGCGCCATGCACTTTCGAGGTCGGCGCCAGGAAGGTGGCGGTTGGCACCGGGTTGCTCGCGGCAGGGATCACCCAGCCAGGCAGCACGATGGTGTCCACGCTGTCGAACGGCGTGGCCGGGTAGGTGATGGGCGGCGCGGTCACGGTGCAGCCGCCATGCCCGAGGGCCCGAGGTTGTACGTGGTGCGCGCGGTTTTCCAGGGCGCCAGCTCGGCCAGGTCGCCCACGTTGGCGTCCTGGAAGTAGACGAACTCCCAGGTAATTCGAGCGCCGCAGATCAGTTGGTCGCCACCGTCCTGCACCAGGATGTCATAGCCCACTTGGTGGCCTGCGTTCACCAGCTCGGGGCACTCGGCCACCAGCCGCGGGTCCAAAAACATCAGCTGTTCGACCACCTCGGCCAGGTCGTCCGCATCGTCGTCGAGCGGCATTCCGCTGCCGTCCTGCAGCAGGATGTCCAGCGAGATTCGGGCGGTGCGCTTATAGGTCGGCGGGGCCTGCTGGTCCTGCTCCACCTGTTCGGTTTTGGTGTAGATCACAATAGCCGGCAGGCCATCCTGCCAAACACGATCCGCGCGGTTGGTGGACACCCTCGCGCCGGCTGCGGTTTTGTTGAGCAGCCGGGCCTTGATTCCGGCCCTTATCGCCTTGAGTGCCGCTCCCATGGTCAGGATTTTCGCAGGTAGCAGCGGCTGGTGCCCTCGCCTTCCACATCCATCTGCACCACCACGTATTTTTGGCCCTCCACGGTGAACGCATCGCCCTCGAGCGGCGGCACACCACCGGGCAGCACCAGGTCCTCGACAATCAGCACCGGCGTGGTCGATTGAACGGCCACGCCGGTGTCGGGGTCTACCACGCTGGAGCTGCGCCGAAAGATTCCGCGCACGGTTGCCTGGCCTCCGGCCTTGGGCTCGAACACGATGGCCTGGTGGCCAAAGTGCCGGGCGCCGGCGCTGTTGATGCGCTCCGAACGCCCGCTGGGGTCCATCTGCTGGGCTTAGAAGCTCGCGCCGTGCAGGCGCACCTGGCCCGTGGTTGCCGCGGCGTTGTTGGCCTTGGTGCCCACGGCGTGGCCAATGAACGGGTTGGCGCCAGCGTTCGGCGCCGTGGTGACATTTTTGGCCGTGTTGTCCCAGTAGAGGGCATCACCGTCGCCCCATGCCTGCAGCGCCACCGCGGCGAGCACATGCACGCCCACTGGTTCGATTTCGCCGGAGGCACCGTTGGCCACCGCTGCCGGCGCCACGCCGAACAGCTTGCCCATTTGCACACCCTCGCCGGCCGCGCGGGCGTAGGGGAAGGCCACCAGGGGCACCATGTTGCCGGATTTGCGGTAATTCTTCGTCATTTTTGAGGTTCGGTCTCGAGGGTGTGCGGTTGATGTTGTGCGGGCTAGGCGCAGCTTGCGCCACCGCCTGGCCCGCGGTTTGGATCAGCTCTTGGGCTTAGACGCCCGCGGCCTTGTAGGCGCTCACGTACTCGAGCGGCGCCGCGCCGAAGTCGTCGTGTACGCGGAACTCGATGCCGTCCACCTCGAAGCCGTTGCGGACCATGATCTGCGGGCCGCTTTGGCCACTCAGCTCGGCGTATTCGATCACATCGTACTGGTCCGGCGAAGCGAACGCGTACCACGCGGTGGCGCTGTTGCCGTCCAATCGCGGCTCGACGATCACGCGCTCGAACGCGCCTTGAAACGGGTTGACGCTGCTGGAAATGTTCGGGGTCAGCTGCGTGGTGAGCTGCAGCGCGGTGATTTCCAGCGCCGCGGGCACCGCCAAAATCCTCGGCATCACGTTGAGGATGTTTCCATTGGCGTCCACCTGCTTGCGCATGGCCGCCTTCATGGTCGCCAGGCTGGTGAGCTGCAGCGCAGAACCGCCGCCGGTCGCCAGGTTGAGGTGCGTGGCGTGGAACCAGGCCACGGCATCCGCCAGGTTGGCGTTGGCCGTCACCAGTCCCCAGACCAGATCGCTGCGGCGGTCGGCCGCGCGCGAGCCCATGCGGGCGGTGATGCGGTCGAGCTCGCCCAGGTCGTCATTGAGGAACGCTTTGCGGGTGAAACCGTAGATCAGGCCCTCGGTGTTGAGGCTGTAGGTTTCCGCCTGGTCGCTCAGGGAACCGCGCTCGAATTCGCCGTGTTCGTTCACGCGCTTGAGCTGGGTTCCGCCCGAGAGCTGAATGCGGCTCATGGGCTTGAAGTCGGGCGATTCGCTGCGCCGTGCGATGGCGAGCCAGGTCTGCGGGCTGGCGTCGTAACGCTTGCGCATGGCCTTGTTCTGCGCGTTGGCGAGCAGGCTGGCGAAGTCGCCCGTACCCATCAGGCCGCGGGTCGGGTCGTCGTAGCCGCCGGTCTGGCCCTTGAGGGCCAGATTGGCGAACTCATCGCGCGAGAGCCGGCGGGTGTTGACACCCATGGCCGAGAAAAAGTCCTCGGCGCACTGGGTGATCCGGCGGCCGGAAAACTCGCGGCCCATCGGGGTCAAGTCGCGGTCCACGCCAACGCGCACCAGCAGGGCGTTGCTGATAGCCTCGCGGCACTTGGTTCGAGGCTCGGCGCCCATTTCCACCGGCACGTGGCTGGTGGTCGGCGCTGCGGCCGAGCGCGCGGCGAGCTCTTCGAGGGCTGCGCGCTGGATCGTTGCCAGGTCGGCGGCCGGGTTGGCCACCATGCGGCTGGCAAAGTCCGCGCTCAGTCTGTGCTGGTTTTGCAGGCGCAGGGCCTCGGCGAACCGGCTGCGCTCTGCCTGCACTGCGCGCTCGATGCGCAGCTGCTCGTCGGCAGGGTTGGCCGTTGCCTGGCTGGAAGCCGGCGCGGGCGTGGTGGCGGGCGTGCCAGCGGGCTGTTGGGCGGCGCGGGCGGCTTCGAGGGCTGCGATTTCTTCGGGTGTCATTGTGTTGTGTTTGGCCTTGCGGCCCTGGATTCGGCAATTCGTCCATGCGCCGGCGGTGCGCTCGGTGAGAGCTCCATCGGTCGCCCGTTTCGGTGCGGGCGCGGCGGTGCGCACCTCGCTGGTTGGATCGGCTGGAACCGTCACCAGGCTGCACTCCATCGGCTCCCAGTCGATGGCGCGCAGGCGGCGCATGGTGTCCGTTGGTAGGGTCACTTCCTGGTACTTGTGCACGCGGTAGCCCAGCGAAAGGTTGCCCAGGATGCCGTCGCGCACATCCTGCACCACGCCGGAAACGTCCGCGCGCCTCGAAAACCGCACGGTGCACACCAGTTTGCCGCTCTCAACGCGGCCACTCAGTACCACGCCGATCTGGTTTTCGAGCTCGAACCGCTGGTGTGAGTCCAGGAATGGCATACGCCCAGAGCTCAGGCGCTCCATTCTGATGGCGCCGGGGTCCATGGAGAGCTCTTCCAGGAAGGGCTCATCGAACCAGGGCACGCGCACCACCGGAACGCCCGAGCCCATGTCCACCTCTACCTCCAACGTTTTCTCGTTGAAGGTGGCCGGCCTGATGTCGGCGCGGGCCAGCATCGGGCCGGCCTTCACCTCGGCAGGTAGCTCGGGCAGCAGGTCGGGGTCCATGGAAGAATCCTGGCGGGCGGTGTCGCCTCGCGCAACGGTCTAGCCAGGTGCCCAGCCGGCGGTCAGTTTGCAGCTTCGCCTGGCTTGCGGCCTGGCTGCCCTTGTGGCTTGCGGCCCAGGTCGTTGTTGGGATCGCTCGAGAACATCACGCCGGCGGCTTTTTGGGCCTTGGTGTCGGCCTCGCCGTCGCGCAGCACCTGGTCGGGGTCTCGCCCCAGGCTGCGCACAATTTCGGCCCGGCTCACCAGGCCGGCCCTGATGGCGCGCTCGGCCGATGCCACCTCGGCGGTTGGATCGATCATTTCGCGGTGGGGCGGGTCCCAGGTCACCGTGCACTCTTTGCACTTTGGATCGGTGACGGCCAGGGCCTCGAGGAACCAGGCCACAATCGGGTTGCACACCCTGGGGACCAGCAGGCGCCAGCGGTACGCCTCGATGCGCCGCTGCCACTGCAGCCAGCCCAGCCGGCCGCTCGAAAAACTGGTATTGCGCAGGTCGCCGGTGAGGGCCTCATAGGGGATTTGCAGGCCGGCGGCCACCGCCAGCAAGTTGCCGCGCACGAACTCGGCGTAATCCACGCCCACCTCGGGCGGGGTGTTGAAATGGATTTCCTCACCCGGCTGCAGGTACTGGGTCAGGCCGGGCTTGAGGGAATCCACCGGCTCCACCACGCGGCCATCTGTGCCGGTTTGGGCGAAACCATCCTGGGCGGTGGCCATCTGCACCGTGGCCATGTAGCAGGCCGAGCCCTTGACGCGCACGATGGTGGCATCCTCGAATTCCGCGGAGTCACGCATACGCTGCATGGCCGGCGCCAGCCAGGGCACACCGCGCACCTGCCCCTTGCGATCCTCACGGAACACGTGCAGCACATCCTCGGCCGGAACTCTTGAGCTCTCGCGCGTGGTGGGCAGGTTGTCGCCGGGGTGGTCGCGCAGAATCCAGTAGGCCGTGCGCCGGCCGAGCAGGTCGTGCTCCACGCCGGAAATGGTCCGGTTTCCGGTGGTGTCCACGTTGTCTTTCAGGGCGTCGAGGTGGTCGCCCTCAAGCAGCTGGAGCTGCATTGGCACGCTCAGGCCGTCGTCGGCCTTGCGCCAGCGCCGCCGGATCAAAACGTCGCCGCCCTCGGCCATGCCGCGCACCACCTGGGCGAGCAGGCCGGAAAAGTCGGCCAGGCCGGCAGAGTCCACCTCGAGGGTGTCTGCCCACTTCGCCCAGGCGGCTGCAGCGCGGTCGGCCACCGCCTGCTCTTTGTGCTCGAACTTGATGGCGAAGCCGGTGCCCACCACATCGTCCTCGATAACCGCCATGCCCTTGGCAGCCCACTCGTTGTTCCGCACCAGCTCGCGCGAGCGCGCGCGAATCCTCGAAAGGTCCGCGCCCGTGATGGCGGCGCCTGATTGGTTGGTGGGGGTCCAGCCCTGGTTACGCCTCGAGGTCTGGTTGGCGTCGTAGTTGCGCAGCAGGCTAGTGGCCATGGTGGCGCGCGAGAGGTGCAGCCTGGCCTCGGCCCGTTTTGCTGCCCAGCCAGGCGCAATGGCCGCTAGCGCGCGCTCCCACACCTCGAGCACACCGCCGGCGGCGGCCTTGTTTTCCACCACGCGGTTCAGGTTTGCGCCATCGCCCTCGGATAGTTCGGCCATGATTTTTTAGTGCCAGTCCAGTCTGGAGTCGCCGGCAATGGGACCGCCTCGGTCCATGTCATGCGCCGCCACGGTGCGCCTGCGCGCCATCTGCTCGGGGTAGGTAAGGGTGGAACCGGCCAACGCGGCTTTCATGTCTGCCAGCAGGCTGCGCATTTCCTCGAGGCTGCGGTAGACCACGGTGCGGCCGTCGTAGGCGGCCGATTTCTCGCCGGAGAAAATCGCGGCCTCGAGCTGGTCGATCTGCTGTTGCGTTACTGCCATCGCTGGAGATATCCCCCACCGCCCTGCTGGCGCGGTGGCTTTTTCGGTTGGTTGGGCGGCGCTGGGCGAACCGGTGCGGGCGTCCCCAGCGTAGCGTCGAGCGCATCCCATGCGACATCGGTGAAACGGTCCACTCCGAGGATGGCCGCGGCCGCCCTGGCGTACACCCGACAATCTAGGGCCTCGTTGCGCTCGCGGGTTTTCTCCCAGCTGTAGGTGCGGTAGCCCTTTTTGCTCAGGGCCACCACCACCTGCTCGGCGGTCAGCTGCTTGAAATACTCAGGCCCGTACTCTGGAAAATGGCAGTAGCCGGCCGGGTAGGGCTGGCCTTCCATGGTTGGCCGCGGCAGGCGCAGGAACGCATAAAGCTCATGCTTGACCACCGGCCCACCGATCTGCCAGAGCTTGAGGCCGCGCTGTAGCCGCTTGCCCTGCGCCTGCACCTCCACAGCCTTGGGCTGCATCACCATAGCGCCCTGGTCGTCTGTGCCCTTGATGGCGAACACGCGGCCCACCTGCTGGCTGCGTACCCAACGGTACACGTGCTGGGTGGCATAGCTGCTATCGATGGCCACCGCGCGCAGCGGCATGGCCACACCGTTTTCGTGGGGAAAGGTCATCGAGAGCTCACGCGCGAGGTCGAGCCACACCTGGGCCTCTTCCGGTTTGCCGGGCAGCACCAGGTACTGCACGCTCCAGCTTTCCAGGCCGCGGCCCCAGGCCACCACCTCGAGCTCGATGCGGTCCTGCTGCACATCGCATCCGGCGGTAAGGAACAGCCCACCCTTTGGCACGCTGCCAAAGGCATAGTGTTCGCGGCGGTCGTGCAGGCGGTCCCACTCCGGCGCCTCGCCTTTTTCCTTCCAGGTCTCGGCCAACACGGTGTTGATAAACACTTTGAGTTTGTCGCGGCGGCCTTTGGCCTTGAGCCACTGAGTAACGATGTCGGCCCACGAAAGCCAGCCAAGCGGGCTGTAGAGGGCCGAGAGCCAATAGCCGCGGGCCTTGGGGTCTGCGTCGTGGTTGCGCACCAGCCAAAAGCCGCCGGCCATCATCCTGGTTTTGTGATGCTCTGGAATCCTGGCGCCGCAGCTCTCGCAAACCAGGTGCACGGTTTCGGGCAGGTCAATTTCTGGGCCATCGCCAACGGCCGGCGCCTTGTCCCACTTGATGCGGGCCCAGTCGATGGTTTGGTGGTGCTGGCAGAAAGGGCACGGCACCACGAACACGCGGCGGTCCGTGGCGTCGTAGTCCGCGGCGATCCTCGAGCGGCCCTCGATGGTGGGCGAGGAAATTTCCAGGAGCTTGCGGCCTGAAAAGTTGCGGGTGCGCGCCCAGGCCAATTCCACTGGGTCACCCTCGCCCTCGACATCCGGCGGGAATAGGTCCACCTCGTCGAGCATCAGATTGCGCACGGGCATGGATTTCAGGCCTGAGGCCGAGTTGGCACCGGTGAGAATCAGCACACCGCCGGGAAACTCTTTGAGCAGCACGGTGTTGGCCGAGTCGCGGCTGCGGCGGTCGGCCACCTTGGCCCGCAGGGTTGCGCACTCTTCGACCATGGGGTCCAGGCGCTGGCGGCTGTGGCGTTTAGCGTCCACCTCGCGTGGCTGCACCATCATGGTCGGGCCGGGGGCGTGGTCCATGATGTAGCCCAGCCAGTTGTAGCCGGCCTCACTGCCGCCCAGCTGGCTGCCCTTCATAAACACCACGCGCTCGACGGGGCTGGAGCTCGAGAGGGAATCCATTACCTCGCGCAGGTACGGGGTGCGGCTGGTGCGGTATGGGCCCTGCTCATCGCTGGCCTTTCCACTCAGCCGGCGGTATCGGTCGGCCCACTCCGAAACGGTCAGCTGGCGCTGCGGCCGCAGGCCGTCGCGGAAAGCACCACCGAACACCTTGGCAGACTCAGCCATGTGCTGGGTCCTGCGCCGCGCTCATGGCTTCTAGGGCGTTGGTGATTTCGAGGGTCAGGATTTGCCGAATGGCGTGGGCATCGGTTTCGGTGGCCACCAGCGGCGCCACCCGGTTGGGAATCAGCAGCATGGCGTTGCGGACATCGCGCGCCATTTTGAACGCCTGCGCGCGCACCTCATTCGAGCGCACCAGCTCGCCGTTGCGCTCGTCGAGGTCGAGCTGCGCCAGGCGGGTCTGGATTCCCAGGTGCTGGCGGCGCACCTCGGAAAGGCCGGTGCCTGCGCCGGTGGTTTTCGCCTCGCTACCTGGCTTGCGCGCGCCGAGGTCCTCGGCCACCTGGTCGAGCTCGGGGCCGTAGAGCCCTGCCTGCTTTTTCTTGCCGGCGTTGGCGGGTGCGGTGCCTGGTTCGACACCGCCGGCGCGCGCCTCGGGCTCGAGGGCCATGGCGGGGTCCGTGTTGTCGGCCCACTCGGAATCGGCTTTCACTGGGTCCACCAGGATGCGCCGGCCTCGGCGCACCAGGCACTTGGTCAGGCGGCCGGTTTTCACCGCCTTGACCACCGCGGTGTGGCTCACACCTCGGCGGCGTCCATAGGCGCGCAGGGAAAGCTCTTCGCGCAGGGGTTTCTCGGCGGCCTTGGGCATCGGTGATTGCCGGGCACCAGGCCGGCCGAGGCCCGCGGCAAACCTGCGGGCTGTTCCTCGGTCACGTGGCCGGTGCGCCGGCGCCCAGAGGATGCCACGGAAGGGGGCCCGATTGGAACCCTAACAGGCCAGGAAAATGGAAACCCTTGGAAACCGCCACGGGCTGGGAA